CCTCTATCATTTTGTCCATACTGCGGATATTAAGCACCCGCACGGTCTTTTTCTTGCCATCATCGGGGTTGGTTACCTCCTTCGGTTCCAGCGCCAGAATCAGCGGCACCATACTGATCCGCCCGTAAACCTGCTTTACCAGATCGAGGGCATTGTTAACATTGATAATACTGTTTATACTCCCTGTGTCTATCTGCCACACGCCGAACCCGCTCACCTCTGGAATTATGAATTGCAGGTTCATCACCTCGCCACAGCCACGGCGGCCGTAGTCGGCACACTCACGGCCTTGGCACGGTATTTCCTTACGGGTCACATTCTTGGTATCACGGTTTGCCAGTCCACCTGTATCAGTATCAATCAACCTGTCGCACGTTTCACCATCGCCCTTACATACTAAACCACGGCTTCGGCTGTATAGGCGGTAGTATTGGCTGGCCACTGCTTCCAGATCATCAACAGGGAATAACACCCTTAACTCCTTCGGCTGTTCCCCGAACGTGGCCACCAGCTCGTCATACTGCGGGTGGTTCGGGTCAAACACAAAGTAATCCACAGCCTTTGGGTGTTCGACCCCCTCTTTGGTTTTTACTCTAATTCCTAAATGTAATTTACCAATTCTGGGTAGCCGGCGGCGTTCAGTTAAATTTTTGATAGGACTCATAATATACCCTCCTCGCACTTTTTCTTATCCGTACACTTTTTTCTAAAGGCACACTTCGGGAATGCCTTGCAATGCCGGATATCTGTTAGTAGTTTACAACCCTTTTCCATTAGTTACCTCCTTTTAATTTACCCATCGCCTTCTGTCTCCAATCATCTGGCAGGTTCCATGTGAGGAACCAGGCGTACAGTTTCAACGCCTTTAAGTTAATGGCATCAGCCTTAAAGACTGCCCACAATAGGTCATTCCGCACAACAGCAGTCAGAAATCCGCCTAACGGGTAATCCTCATAATACCACTTACAGATATGTTCACAGCACATCGCCACATGGTCAAGTTCAGCCGAGTCAAGGTTCGGTTCGTTATTGGCCTCTAAGTATTCCCTAATTTCTTTCAATTCTCTCATGCGTTCCCTCCTTTTTTAGCATCATAGTTACTTGCACAGCCGGGCGAGCTGGCGCTGGGCCAGCTTTGATGGTTTGTGGATTTTGTTCTCCCAATTAAGAACAGTGATCCTGCTAACCCTCCCGAGCTTCTCGCCGAATTCAGCTTGAGTCATGGGTCGCCCGCTTGGACCTTTTAACCTTAGTCTTAGTTTTTTAATCTCTTCTGCTTCCATGTTGTCTCCTCGGGTATTGCATGATCCGCCCATATTCCGAAATCTTAGGCGGTACCGGCACACAGGACACCCTGGCCTTGTGTTTGATTACCGTGTTAGCTCTCCCCTCAATTAGATATGGCATTAAGTTTCCCCTCCTTTTTCTCCATCCTTGACTTCTCGCAGGAATCGCACCAGACATGGTCCGGGTGACACTTTACTGCGGCATAATAAACAACATCGCACCAACAATACCGGCAGGTCCCCTCAAATCTTTTGTGTTGAAGCTCTTCTTTCATTCCCATTTATCAGCTCCTTTTCCTTGTAGTCTTGCAACCAGTATGCGTGAAATAATATGTCTGGAACCTCATTATTCCTTTGACTGGGTAAACTTGTTCTTTAATAGATAGCCACATATTAACAGACTCCCCATCGTGGATTAACTCACCGCACCAGTGGCATTTTTTACGATGCTTCCCAAGCTGTTTATATGTTATTTCTTTAATTTTTTCCACTTCATTGCCACTAAAAATGTATAACTGGCTGTCCTGCGGGAATTTAACAATATAGTGATTATTACCAGGTTTCCTTGCCACTTTCCCAACCGCTCCTCGCAAGTCTGGTGTTATGCAACGCTCCGTTACCCTGACTGTATCACCTTTTATTATTGCCATGTTCCCTCCTTATTAGTCGCTACACTCATCGTAACAATTGGGGCAGACGCTACCATGTGCTGATGTCATTAGTTCACTGGTTGCCATTCCGCAGTTTGAGCAACGCTTGGTTTTTTTCGGGGTTGGCTGAAGCCGCTCTGCCTCTAATTCTGCCATCGCCTCTGAGGTGGGGTCTGCATCTCTGGGTATTCTGCCTATTCCGTATGTCATTTTTCATTCCCTCCTTAACCTTCACCCCTAATATAACACTATCCCCTGCCAATGTCAAGTGTTTTACATTTATTTTCAACAATATTTAATTTGTTAACCTTTCGTCTCATTTGACCCCGGGATCGGTGGATATTGGGCCCCGGGGCTCTTTTGACGCGGATATCCGGATATCGGCACGCCACACAATCGAAATCCTGGCCCTTAAAAACAAAAGCCGAGGGATTGTACCTGTGGAACAGGATGGCTCGCTGTCCCCGATTGCTGTAGCCTGTTTCCAGACGCAAAAAGAAGGGGTAGGATGAGTAATAGTTTCCTACTCCTACTTACTCGCCCTACCCCTTAAAACGCCAGATTATCGATTGTGTGCCCTCTGGTTAGGTCTTGCGCTTCATATCGTATATCTCTCTGTCGTGCCCGGTTACCCGTTCAATAAGAGGTCCCGACACATTGGCACAATGTAACGACATATCGCCCACCTTTTTATTGACGGCCTGTAAGCCACTGTCCTTATCATCCAGCTTGGCTATAATGGCTCTCTGATTGCTGGCCAGTACGGCATCGCGGACCGCCATAGCCTCGCCTTGGGTCTTGTCGCGGGCGGCTTGTGAGGCACCGTTCTTTCTCCATGTTGCCAACAGCCCGGCTCCTGTGAATATCACCCCCACTACAGCGGCACCACTAACTATAATCTCTGCGGTCATTTTTTCAGCCCTTGATTGGTCAAGAAACGAACAATCACACCAATAGCCCCAGCCGCTATTGTCGAGATGGAAACACCGGCTGGTAATCCGGCAACATATTCAGCGATGCCGCCAAGACAGATAAGAACACCAAGCCATACAGCTTTGCTTGTATACCATTTCTTCATGAGAACCTCCTATATCAATACTATTTCAGGCTTATAGTTATGCTCACCCCAAGGAACGATGCCGCTCCAACTGTAGCCACTATTGGGTTCAAAGAGTAACAGCCCGTTTAATCCAGTCTCGTTACCATAAGCGATGATGTTATAAGCGTGTGCGTTCGGTTTCTCTAGCTCTAATCTCAAGTCCAGAACGGTAGCTAATGCGTTTATCCGGTATCTCTCTACACATTTAACAAAAGCAGCCTGTGCCTGATAGTAGCAATACTGAGTCCAGTCAGATGAGTTCTTTGGTAGATGTGGCATTAAGTCCTGCAATAGAATGTCAGTGTTCTCTAACGTGGTATATCGCACCTTGCTGTACAAGACTGAATTGGGTAGCAACTGTGATGGCTTAATTCCATTATTATCACATAGTCTCACGAAGTAAAATCTAGGTACAATCCACGTCTTGAATGTAGGGATAACTTCTACCGGAGGCTTTATTATTATCTTATTTTTGAAGCACATTAGTAGCCTCCTAAGATACTTTATGAGCGATAAGATATGAACCTTTCAAGACCTTGGTATCTCCACCATAAGCCGCCTGCTGTGCCCATTGAAGTTGAACATTACCGGCCGTGCCGGCGCCAACATAAACGCCCTTAACCAAAATCCAAGCATCGGTTACTGTAGCAGTACCTTGAACTTGCTCAGTCGCCAAATCTACCGGCGCATAATAATCAAGAGTAGTATCAGTTACAAGCTCGGTGTCGATACCCTTAAACGCGCCAGCCGCAGGAAGGGTAAAAATATATTTGAAGTTGGCATCCGTGTGAGTTGTGAATCTAATCGTCAGTTCTACTACCCATATCTCATTAGCACCAACAGGCAATAATAAATCATCATCGTCTTGTAGAGCGGTAGAATTATTAACTGTTTCGTCACTAGCTTTAGAAACAACTACAGGATTCATAAATGCCCCTTCGTCTACAGCTCCAGTATGGCTATGTCCCAATGTAGGGTCAAGCACATCTTTCCGTAGATTATTGTATTCACTTGCTAACGCCTGTGCGTTGGCAACAACTTCACTTGATTCTGCCATATTTTACCTCCTTATGATACCGTTAGAACATAATCTATCGTGATGTCATATGTCCCTGCGGAGTTGTCAAATGCTTCAACCAGCCAATGGCTAAACATAACCCCTGAGTCTGGTGTTACCGATGCAGTTGAATGACCGAATACTCCAGCCTCTTTAATGTTATAAGTAGCCTCTCCTGCGGTGAAGAATGTTGAGAATGTCACCACATTGGCTGAGCGGGATTTAAAAGTCACAGCCTTTCTCGCTGCCTCTGCAGTTAAAGTCGTGTCTCCCACATCTACAGCAGTATCAGTAGTCCCGATTGCCTGATACGTGAGTCCAGTATCGTATCCTGACTTATCCATCAATATATCGCAAACAAGAGCTTTTCCGCTGTTGACTATAAGGTTTTCACCAGTCTTGACTATCACTTCTCCCGTTTTAGTATGCCTAGCAGTCAATCTCCACTGACCAAATAATTTTAATGACTCGCTTTCGTACATCTTATTCTCCTATTATCCCCAGCTGAACTTATCCCAAACGCCCTCTCTTAACGCACCGGACGAGTACGGAGCCCAGCAGTATTGACCCTTTGCCTGTGACCAGTAGTCAGGAGCTTCGGACAAGGCAAGGACTTCATGCTCTACGTTGCATCCTTCTGATTGAGCTGGCGGTAAAGCCAGCCACCGGTTAACAATACCACCTGAAAAGTCATCTGAATTCAGGTCAGTATTCTCAGCTAAGTCCAGAGTTTCGCTCTCCACTATCAAGTGCATCAGAAGCTCGCCACCAATCCGTATCGACTGGTCTTGTCGTGTTATAAGTTTACTGAAGAACTTAGCCCAGCTACCCATAGCAGGACCGGTAATGCAGGACACATCGTAGATAATTGAATGTACATCAGCGGTAACCGCAATTGACTCTATCAACATTGAATGAGCAGAAAACCCAAACGGTGAATGAGTGATATCTTGTAGCTGCCCCGGAGCAAGGCCGCTTTTGCGTGTCTGATAGGTGAACTTTTCGGCATCCTGGCAGTATTGAGTGATTTTAGCCTGCGCGGATTCGCGGGAGGATTCTCGGCTTTCGTGCCACGCTTCTCGAGTTATATGCTCCACGATCCCCGTACCACCCTCTATTGCCTGACGGGCAGTGATAGCAGCACTATTGACAGACGCCGATATAAGGGGGAATTGACCATAATATGTGACTTCCACATCAACTCCGATAGCCGGAGCCACTTCTGCTAAAATCGTGTTATCGCCTTTGCTCCAGTAATAATCTTTGCCCGTATCCAGCCCCTTGATTCCCACGTCCATGGGAGTAGCGTCTTCTGTGACTACCGGTTTTACTGCTAGGGGGTAACCCAGTGTGAATATCACCGTATCGCCATCCCCCACGAAGTCTAATACCTGTACGCTGGTCACATCCGTTCCACCCCAGACGTATTGGAAGTTTCGGTACAACGGATTGCCCAGACTCAAGTGCTCGCTCCCTTCGAGAGGCTTATTTGTCGTGCCATCAAGAGCCCAAGTAACATTGGTTGTCCGGTCAATAAAATAGAGCTTCTTAAGTTCGTCAATATACCAAGTAAATCCCGACAATTCTTTCAGAGCGTCAAAAGCTTCGGATGCCTTAATGTGGTTGAATATTGCAGCCCCGATAGTAGGACCGACTTGAACTTCCCCGATGGTTACACCCTCAGCAGCTAAGTAGTCAGCTGCAATATCCTCAACTATGTATTTCAATGTTTGGGTTGTGTAGGATTTTACTACCAGCCGTTTGTCAGCCAGATAGTGCTGGTCCATACACGAGATCGTATGTGCCAGCCCCTGGTCCGGTGATAGCTCCTCCTCTTCCGGCTTATCTATATATCCTGAGAATATCAGCGCAGGCACACCATCGTATATCTCAACCGGTGTACCTCTGGGATAAGATTTATCGCCAGCCTTATCAATCACCACAAAGGAGGCCGTAGACCTTTCTTCTATCCTTTCGTCAATAGAGAGACTGCCATATTGTAGAACGACAGATACCCCTCCTATTTTAGCCGATACAGTAGCCATTAGAGACTCACTCCCTTCTGTCTTAATCGGGCAACCAGCCGCTCTCCCATAAGGTCAATATCTCTATCATTTCTCACGTGTGGTTCAACGATATTGACAGTGATCGAAGCACTACCACCACCGGGTGTAACATACTCCGTTCCGGCTTCCCCGGCCATAGCATAAACGCTCTTTGACCTCATACCATATAACAGAGTGGGTTCGGGTATTACACCGCCATTGGCATACTTCTTAACGCTACCACCAATACGGCCAATCTCCCCCAAGTCAACACCGGGGACTTCGTTTACCAACTTAATGACTTTATTAACCTGCTTGATGAGCCAGTTAACCCCTGAGGTTACAAAGTCAACGACACTAGTCCAGGCATCCTTGATATTATTAACTACTGTGTCCCAGATATCACTGACAATTAGGGTTATCGTTCCCCAATTCCGGGCAATCAATATCGGAAGTCCAACAGCCGGGAAGAGAATAGCCAGTATCTTGTCCCAGTTATCTCTAAAGAAGCCGACAATCGTGTCCCATGTACGGGTGAAGAAGGAGACGATGCTGCCCCAGATTTCAATTGTTTTCGTCTTGATGGTGTCCCAGTTCTTCCACACCAAAATACCAACTGCAATTAGAGCAATGAACCCTGCGATAATCAGCCCGACCGGACCGAGCAGAATAGTAAACCCGGCCGCTATTGCCGGTAACATCATCAGGATGGGACCGAGTACAACAAACAACGCCCCGACCGCTGCCACTATAAGGATGATTGTTTTTGTGAGTTCGGGGTTTTGCTGCATCCAGTCTATGACTTTCTGGATAATAGGTTTAATCTGCTCAACAATGTCTTTCAGTATCGGCAAAAGATTATTCCCAATGCTGATGGCCACACCTTGCAGGGATTCTTTTAATGCATCAAAAGTTCGGCCCGAGGACTTCTCCATTTCCTCAAAGGCATCCGTAGAAGCCCCGGAGGAGTCCGCCATGGCTTCTAAATCGGTGGCGAACATCTCTGCGTTTTCACCTGTCAGGGAGAGAACAGCACTACCAGCCTCAACAGAGCCAAACATCTTCATCAATTGCTCGTTGTTGCCGCCAGTAGCATCCCTCAGGGTATTCAGTGTCTCGGCTAGCCCAAGTTCTTCAAGCATAGCCTGTCCTGATTCATATCCCAACTTCTCCATAACTATAGTCATTAGCTCTGATGGCTTTTGAAGAGACACCATGGCCTGTCTGAGTTGCGTCGTAGCTACTGAAGTCGGAACGCCCTGTTTGGTCATGGTTGCTAACGCAGCCGAAACCTCTTCAAATTTCACACCGGAGGCGGCGGCGATTGGTGCCACCTGAAACAGAGATGCCGATAATTCCTCGAAGGTGGTTTTACCGCCTTTCACAGTGGTGAACATCAGGTCAGCTACTTTCTGGGCGTCCGAAATTGGCAGTTTAAAAGCGTTGATCACTGTCGTTAAACCATCGACCGCGGTTTCTGTATCCGTTACGCCACCAATGGCTGCCTGTGTTGCTATTCGTAAGAAGTCGATTGCGTTATCTTTCGGTACCCCTGCGGAGATAGCCTGATATAAAGCATTGGCAGATTCA